TTGGAATACTTGGTTTAATCCAGCTGGGAATCCTTCTAATTCTTTAGTTAAGGTAACTTCTTTACGTGCAAACTTAGTTGCTTCATCAATAATATTACCTTGTCCATCGAATATTTGACGATAGAAATCATCTTCAAAGGCTTTGATTAATTCTGGAGTTATTTCAGTATAACTTTTTAATGCTCCTTTATTCTGAGCATCCATAGCAGACCTTAGAGCTTTTTCTCTCATCTTAGCTCTTCCTAAAATGAAAGCAAAGGCATCATCAGTTGCTGCCATTACCTTAGTACTCCAACCTAAGAAGCTATTATTATTCCAAGCTCTAGCCATATTAGCCATTTTGAAGAAAGCTCTATCTCCATCTGTAGCTCTACCGCTATCTTCAGCCCAACGTCTTAATACTTCCCAATTATCATCATTTCTAGTATATTCTGAGAATCTTGTTTTAATTGTAGATAAATCTCCAGCCCAATATGAATCTAATTTACTCTTAAATAAAGTAAAGGATTCTGGAATAGCTTGCATCATAGCATTAAGCGAAGCTAAACCTGCTCTTAAAGTAGTTACATCTCCAGTAAAAGGCAGCTGTAAGGTAGCTCCAATGATCTGTGAGAAAGGTCTCATGAATGTAGCAGTACTTGTACCCATAATAGCCCTTACAGGGGTCTTAGGGCCACTCAGGATGCTGTGTATCATCATACCTTCTAACTCTCTAATTAAAGCACCAGTCTGTTTCTTACCTTCAATTTCACCACCTTTAATCATCTTCCTAGCCCAAGCATCGAAGTCATCTAAACTATTAACAGTTTTCATTGAAGAGAATGCTTCAAATAAAGCCATTAATAGATCACCATCTTCATCGTTTTCAGCTATTTTTAAGATAGATTGGATAGATTCTCTTGTATCAGCCATCTCTTTAGAGAGAGTTTCTTTAAGATATCTACGTTTACCTGCTCCTAATTCAGCAAAATTCTTGGATTTAACAATTCTAGCTCTCTTAACTTCAGTTAAAGCGACTAACATCGTATTAACTATCTGTTCTCCAGGTGCATCTATATCTGTAAGATCAGCAAATTCAGCTATTTCTCTACCAGATATACCTAAATCACGTACTTGTTGAAGTAAACTACCTACAACTAAGTCAGCTACAACTACATTTCTACTAGTAATTGTCTGGATTTCATCGACTGTACCCTTATCATAAACATCCCAACTCTCAAATATCTCTTTTAGATACTCTTCAGCTGGCATTTCTGCTGCATTTCTACCTTGTGTTATCCTCTGATGAGCTGCTACAGCATCCCCGAATACGTCTACTAATCGCTTACGACTAGCTTTTGTTCCTTGTACTATTCGTTGATAACTATCGTTACTTAAGAGACTCCTTAGAACCTCATCAACTAACTCTTCAGATATACCTGCTTCTTTAGCTATCCTTTCTTTTTGGATTGGTGTGAATGGATTACCTGAAGAACCATCTTCTGCTCCCCATTCTCTCCTTATTCTTTGTTGGTTTTCCCAAACAATGAAAGGATCATCTGTTGAAAGGTTGTCTCCTTGCCAAGAATCTGCTACTCCTTTATTTTTAGCAGCACGGAATTCTTCATTCCGTCTTAATTCCTGTAGAGCTTTCCTCTCAGTATTAGTTCTGACACTTTCATTTCTTCCAAAAATTCTATTTCTTATAGGTTTTGTTCCTTTACCTAATAATATAGCAGCACTATCAAATGCAAAACCGATACCCATACCTTCTACGATATTCTTAAATTTCCACATTAAAGGATGGTCAGTATCTTTAGTAGATAGAGGGGTATCCATCATACCATATCGGTCTCTTAACATACCAAGTGCATTATGTCCGTCTGATTCCTTAGAAACTAGATCGGATACAGCACCTATTCCAGCAGCTCTTACAAGGCTCTGAGCACCTAATAATCTAGCAGCTGCTACACCAGCTACAGGTACTCCTGCAGCTATTGCTCCTTTAGCTGCGACAACTGTGCCAGCAGCTAAGGAACCGAAGTGAACTAAACCTCTTAATAAACCACCCCACCAAGTATTGGTGATAATCGGATTTTCATTGGAGCCTGTAGGATCCCATTCAGGTTTATAGTAACCTTTCTCGTCTATCTCTTCTTTCATCTCTCCACTTAACGCATCTACTGTACGTTCTGGGAAAGTTGCTATTGAAGAGACAGTATCTTGAAGGCCACCAGTTACTGCTGATTTTGCTTCCTGTACGACTCCTTTAAATCCTGTTTGTGGTGTTTGTTGCTCTTGAATTGCAAGATCTTGCTCTACTTCTTGTTGAGTTTGTGTCTCTTCACTCGCCGACATCTCCTCAAAATATTGGTCAACATTTTGAACGGATTCGTCGATTAGCTCGTTGTCTACTTCCACATCTGGAAGATCGAGTTCTAAATCTGGTTCCATATTACCTTAGTAATTAAATTCCCCCGCCTGTATAAGGCACCGACGGTCCTTCATTTGTTTTTGGTCCTCGTGGAGTTGTTAACCATTTACCTAGTTTCCAAAGAGGAGCATCTTTCATGCTAGCCGTCTCTCGTTCAGGACGATCTATAATTATTGAATATCCTGCAGATGGTATAAGTTGATCTATATGATTACTTGGGTGTACTGGTACATCACTTGAAGCTTCTTGCACTTGATTTACTAACTTTGCATCTGACCTACTTAGTTTTATTAATTTTCTGTAGGAATTATTTAACGATGCAAAATCACCAGACTTATTAGCATTCAATCTGATTTTATGCATCATTAATTCTTGTTGCATTTCTTTATCAAATACTCTGCCTTCAAAAGTTTCTACTAATCCTGCGTCTTGAAATTCCTTAAAGTCTTTAGCAGTAAAGCCGTATAATCCGAACTCCCATGTTGTAGAGATACCTGAACTATTAGCTATATTTATAACATCATCTAAAGATTTATCATTAAGTGTAGGTGGTTTCATTAAAGGATTACTAGGAAAACCTTTTACATTATTCTCATTACGTGTTCTTTGTATTCTAGGTAATAATACTTTTGCATTCTCAGGTTTCAACATTACGTTATATAACCGTGCAGGTGTACTTTTATGAAGTAGTTTCTTTTTATCTTCTAGAGAAAGGTTATTTTCCGTTTCATCATCATTTAAATTATTTTCAGATGGTAATTTGAACCCACCTTTTGTCCATGCATCACCTAATAATTCTACGGCTTTAGCTTCTGATCCTTGGACCAAACCTAATGTCTTTAATCTGTGATTTATAATACTATCTGCACTTCTATAAGGGTATGATCTAGACAGCTCTACATAATAACTTGGTAATGGAGCTTGTGGACCTCCTTCAGCTTTAAATTTTAAAGCCTGTAGAAGAGCAGCTTTTTCTCCTGGTAAAGCATCTGTACTATTAAGTATTTGTGTTTTATCTTCACTATTCTTTATCATATGTTGTAACTGTTTCCTAGTTTGTGTTGCAGATTTATTCTGACCACTAGGTATATTCCCCGAATATGCACCGTTTTTTAATCGTTGTAATACTATTTTTGTTGCTTCATCGAAAGGATCACCTTCAAATTCCTCTTTCCTAGATAGTATGTTAATATATATCTCTTTAAAATCAGCTGTAGCTCTTTCTTGAGTAATAATATATGCACCTGATTTTTGTATATCTTTATCTACCTCTTTAGGGAAGTAGTTAGTACCTGCTAATTCACCTTTTAGTCTAGTATCAAACTTGGTTAAGACATCCTTACCACCTACAAATTCATGGTGTTTAAGTAGTTTATCATAATATGTTTTTCTAGTTTCAGGATCTTCTATATTATTAACTTGTTGTCTCCAGTTTGGTATATCTTTTAAAGTTGCTATTTGAAGATCTAAAGCACTGGTTCTATCGTGATCGTTTTGATCTTTATAATCCCAATACCCTTGGAGTTGTTGAAAGTGAACATTATCTTCAGATATTACAGTTACACCCATACCAGCTAATTGTTTCCTAGCAATACCTACTGCATTGGTAACATCTGCAGGAGTTATCCGTTCACCTTTTGCTGCTTTTTCATCTAGTAGAGTTATTTGTTGTTCAACGACTGTTGAAATCTTTTTATTTCTTTCTTTAATTACATCATTTGCTCGTTCATTTTCAGCTTTAGTTATTACTTTATCAAATTGACTATACCCTACTTTATTTATCTCAGAATATTTCTTTTTTTTACCATCTGTTCTAGATAACATATCACCAGATTCTAAAGAATTCCTAGCCATAGCTGGTGTTATATAACCTTTTTCTAGCATATCTTCTAATTCTGCTACAGCTAATTCAACTCCTAAAGGTGTATTCGTACCATCAGGTTGATTAGAGAATTCTGATATCATATTAGAAACACAAGCTGATGTAGATGCTCCAGCAGTTGTAAAACAATTAGAAAATCTTCTCCTACGTTTTGCTTTATGCTGTTTTAGCCCATAGTTTCTACGTTCTTCAGCTACTCTAGCATCATTAGCCTTCCAGAACTCATCCATTTTGGTTGTTACTATATTCCTACGAATATGGTTAGGAACTCCGTCTAATTCTGAAAGTCTCATAAAGGTTGATTCCATAAACCTTTTTGCTATCCGCATTTGTTCTGGTGAACCTGATTGCTGAACTGCTGCCATGGTATTCATTCCTTCTGGTAATCCAGGTATCGGTTTATTCATAGAATAAAGTATGAAATCTGGAAACTTATCAGCCACGAATGCTGCTGCTGCTCTTTTATTATTTGTATGTTCTAAAACACTATTATAATAAGCACCTATGGCATCGTTAAAATTAGTATCATTTAATACTTTACCATTATTAGCTTCTCCTTTATCAGTTGCTTGTTCCTTAGCATTTACTTCACCTTCTACAGTTTTATTTGCTTTCTTTTGTTCCTTTTCTAATTTCTTCTCTTCCTCTTCTATTTTCTCATAAGGATTACCTATTTTACCTTGTTGTTCTTTCTCTCTTAAATCTTGATAAGCATTTATGAAGTTTGTCTTTCTAATATCCTGGGTAAGTTTAGTACCTTGACCTATTATATTTAATAATTGTTGTGTTTGTTTTTGTTTAACATCTTCTGCACGATAAGCCTCTTGTATAGCTGCTTCAAAATGTGCAGACATCTGTTTCTGTTGCTCTTCTATAGCATCATTAACAGGTTTAGCAGGATCATTATCTATTTCTAGGTAATTCTCTTTATTAGTGTTTAATAATTCTTCTAATGCCATTAGTTTAACTCCTCGAAGTCTACATCAATTTTACTATAATCAACAAGGAAGAATCCACGAGGATTAACATGAACAGCCGTAGGATTTTTCTTCATAACATCTTGAGCCATAGCTCCACGGAAACGTTTGATAGGATTACCAGCGTAAGAGTACTCATATATTTTATAACCTTTAGGAGAGGTACCTACAACATCTACATCACGTTTAAGTCGTAGATCACTTCCAATAAAGCTTAATGGTCCTCCAGCATTATTACCAAAAGCACCTAAACCATACATACTGCTAGCTATACCTAATCCAGTCTGTACTCCACTTAATATCATACCACCTACATCTCTTTGAGGCATCATAGTAGGAGGTCCAAACTCAGGAGGTAAACCTAATTGAGATTTATTCTTCTGTAGCATTGATGTTTGTCTTCTTTCAAGGTTAGTTAACATAGTAGCTTCACCTTGACCATATAATTTCGATAACGAATTATCTAATTGTTTAGTTTTAGCAAAATAATTAGCCATTCTTTTAGCTCTACCAGCAAGTCTAGAACCTCCTCCTTCATCTACATAAGAAGAAGCAAAGTCTTGTCTAGATAAATCTTCTTTACCTTGAAATACTTTACCTTTAGCGGCATCGAATTGTACTTGTAGATCACTCAAATCTCTTGAGTAACCCATACCAGTAATAAATTTACTGTTTTTAGCAAAAGTAGTTTCTTTATTCCAATACTTTATAGCATTAGATTTATAGGCAGCTATCTTTTGATTATTACGCTCTTGGGCAGCGGCTCTCGCTCCAGCGTTAGGATCTTGACACACGGCAAAATTCAATAAAGGGTAATTTGTTTGGGCCGAAAGGAATTTTTCGCAAAAATTTAAAGCCCAAAAATTTTAATAGTTTTAGGTGAATAGTATTACGACAGTCAACTACATTCCAGAGTAAGGGTTCAGACCGACCTTCAATGAACCGTTTAGATTCTCTAGCAAATGTAATCGGGTAATCATGGATTGCAGGTGTACATAGCATCCAGACTTCTCCTTGTGGTCCGACTCCAGCCATACCAGCAGTCTTGCCGTTAGGCACTTCAAACCACACCGCAGTAGCCTCTGCAGCTATCCAATGGGCATAATCTATAGGATCATTCCCGTGGCCTTCTTCGACCTCTCTACGGTCTTCTGGGCGTAAGTTAGAGGCCACCTCTAAGGCAGCCTCCAGTGTAATTGGGTGAATGTATTTAGACACGTCTATAATATTTAGGTGAATAGTCTCCTTCCCAAGACATTGATCTTAAGGTAGCAGGAGCTGGGTGAGATGATTTAACAGTTATATCTACATTACTATTCTTCTCATATACTGGAACAGTTTGCACATGTTCTTTTAAATATGGTGCATCTGCTACATCATATTCATCCATAGTAGTAGATTCATAAACCTCAGTATAATCTGATTTACCTACTCTTTCTAATGTAGTAGCATATAAACCTATTTTACCAAAGGCTAATTTCAATCTATGTACTACTAATGAGGAGTTGATATCAGATTTAAACTGTTGTCCTGCTTGTTGTCCTACATATATTCTAGGGAATTTTATATTATATTCATAGAGATAACCTATATGTACTGTAGCACTAGACCAATCTCCTGGTACTGTAAACGAAGTTCCTGCAGATGTAACTGTTACTTCAGCATATCTACCTTCTCTAGCTGTAGCAGAGTTAGAATCAACAATAATAAGTTTACCATTAGGTGCTGGGTTTGTACTTACATCTGATTGCCAATTGAATACACAACCTCCAGTACCATGAGTGAATGTAGTTAAATGTGTAGTTGAATCGAACACACCTCCTTGGATCTCTACATGATTATCTAGATGTAATAGGTAATTAACACTATCTTGATCTATTGAAGGATCAGCAGCAGCTTGTAATATATTTATACTTTGTAAGAAATTATCTTTATCTAGGAAATAATAAGTATCATCAACTATAAAATGGTATTTAATAGGTACGTTATGTTTCCATTTAAACCATGCAGACTGTTGTCTTTGATCAGCTTGGTTGAAGTATTTGAATCCATATACTGTATCACTATTATGTTTACCAAACATAACAAGACCATTCTCTCTAGAGTTTGTAACTAGATCAATGCTATTAGGTAATAGAGATGGTACTAGTTTACTGGCTTCTACAATATCAGGTTTACCTTCTCTACTGATATTTGCCATCTCCTGAAATCTACTATACTTACCTGAGTTATCTATAAAACCAGTGGTAGTTCCCATATTGATGGGAGGTAATTCTTTATTATAGTTATAAGTAGCAATAGCTCGTAATTTGGCAGTATCTGGATTGAATATAGTATCATCTGAAGCTAGTAAGAATTGTTGGTTTGTACTGAAACATAGTAATCCAGCTGGTGTTTCTATTCCATCAAATAATTCCGAAGGAAAAGTAGAAGAACTAGATATATCTACTGGGTCAGATCCACTAACTGTTAAAGCAGAATTAAGCCAGAAATTACTTAACCCTCCAGCTCTAGATGTGATAACATTCTCTCCTGATAAGAATACTAATCTGTTTCTAAAGAATAATACTCTATTTATCTTAGATGATCCATCAGCAAACGAAGGTTTAGGATTAGTTACATCATCACCTACCTCTCTACTTGCCCATGAGTATTCTTTGACTAGGAATATTATAGGGTTAGTACCGTTAATAGGTTGTCTTTGTAAGATATGAGGCATAGTAGCAGCGTTTAAACTCTTTACTATACCAGGAGCTGGACACTCTTGCCATGAACCAACACCGTCAGTGTTATTCTCTCCTACAAATTTAACATAATAATCGTCTTCTTCTGAGTTTCTAGTATTAGATACTTTAACTATATAACCATGCTTACATTGTTGAGGTAAATCTGATACATCATTAACCTCAGTCTGCATGACTCTCATCAAATCTCTTTCTACTACTTCTACATTAAAAGCTTGTGAGTTAGAGTATATATAAATACCATTACCTATAACTTGGTATGATAATCCAGTACCGCTTAATTCAGCTGTAATACCTCCTAATATAGTATCAGGTGTAACAGCTGTATCAGAATCAAATGGAGTTGGTCTAGGTCGTATAAGACCATTTGCTCCTCCATTAATAGTTACTCTAACAGGTATAGTCTCAGCTTTTTCTACTATAATTTGGTAGTTTTGCGTGGTAGAAGAGGCAGTCATGTTGACACTCTTAGTACTACCTACTGTCCAACCTTCTCCACCGTGTAATAACTCTACATTTCTATTATATGTACATGCATAATGGGATGCATTAGATCCGTCACCAGTCATACGACCTTGCTGACCTAAAGTAGTGATACGGAATACGATATTCTTTTTAGAACCATCATCTTCTGTAAATACTTGAGTACCAATACCTGTACATCTACCACTACCAGCAGATTCATCTAGGTTATCACTATTCAGTTTAATCTGTGTAGCTACTGTATTGTCAGTTGTACCAGTCTGTGCAGGATCATGTATATTTAACGCATATTGTCTACCGTTTTCTGTCCTTAATAAATCTACAAATGCTGAATATGTATGGGGTCTACCATCTGTAGTACCTGTTGTAGTTACAACTGTGTCTCTATTATTTAAAAATGTACTATCATTAATAGTTAAAGCTTGTACGTCTTCAGTATTACTAGCTGATAAATAATTTGTAATTGAGGTATGGGCAGCAGTACCTGAGTTATAATTACTCTGTGTATACGCTCCACTAACTGCAGCATAATGTACAAATATCTCATCACCAGCAGAGTTTACCTTCGTACCTCCAGCATTATAGATATCATTTGTACACCACATTCTGATTTTACCATCTGCTGCTACTTCACCTATATAAGAACCTTCTTCTTCATCACGATAGTAGTGAAATAATGTACTTTTAGTACCAGTTGTACCTTGTACATTAGTCAATTTAGCTGTTTTTATTCTAGTAGCACCTGGTCTCTTATATAAACCATAGGTAATATCCGGTATAGAATTCTGTGTATCTGTAACTTGTCCTGGGAGTTTCAATTGATCTGGCTGTTCAGATATACCCCCATTATAACTTTGTACTGTTTGAGTAACACTAGCCATTATCTTGTAAGGTTTCTCCAGGGTTGATATGTTCTATAAGTACTATCTTCTGGGAATCCAAACATAGTAGGATTACCTTGATTGCACTCATATTCCAATAGCGATGCTCTAGCAAGTGATTCTTGATTTGCTAAGAGTTGAGTTAGTTGTGGGTTAGATACAAGTTGAGTGGCTGCTTGTCTTGATGCTCTATATATTATATAACGTTGAAATACAGTAGGTATTTTCTCAAATTCATATAGAGTAATCACATCTAAATATATACCGTCTGACGATAACTCAGACCAATCATCAGTATGATCGAATTTATCATATAAATATCCATTTCTTATTACTACATCATATTGTCTTTTAATCCAACCTTCTTCTACATCTATCTTTAATACATTGGTAGCAATAGGTATCTTATTAGTAGTAGAATCAGGTTTATATTGGACATGTTTTTCTGTATTAAAATGCCATCCTTCAGACTGTACATCTACATTAGAATCTCTTAATAGATTATATATAAATGATACTTCTGGATTATCATAATTTATTGTTGTTACTGGTGATTGACCGATAGCTCCCAGTATTGCATTTACAGCGGATAGTTCGGTATCGGTATCAATTGTTGTGGAAGCCATAAGTTATATGAATAAAAAAAGGGAGCCCGAAGACTCCCCTAATATGTTGGTTAATTTTTTTAAGTTTAGCCGAACGCAGCTGGCTTTGTAGCTGTTCCGCAGAACAACTCAACAGAAGCAGCTGGGTTTAGATAGTCAGCTCCCATAGCCAAGCGTCCTAGAATGACGTCACCCTGATAAATCACGGATACATCACCAGAAGTTACTTGAACTTGAGGTCCGATTGCTTCAACAACACCTGCAGCTTCACGTTGGAAGATGAGTCCACAAGAGTTGTTGAACTTAGCTTCTTGTCCGTAGTCATTTACAGTGTCGTTATGCTGATCACCCATTGCATTGCCAACGAATGAACCTGTGTTACCAGGATCAGTTGTGCCAGGAGCAGTAGCAGAAGCAGCACCATACTTAGTACCGAACTTACCGAAGAAAGGTATGTTCATGGATTTGTATATCTTGATTCCGGCAATCTCGAATACACCCTTACCTGATTGTAGGGCATCTCCTTGCTCGTCACGGTTAACAAGATAAGCACCGATTCCAGCCCCGTCTAGACCCTTGATAAGAGCATAGTATTGACGTGGGTTTAGTACTCCAACTCTTCCTTCAGAACTTACACCCTTCTCATCTAGTGCAGCTGCAGCATCATAGAATGCAGTAACTAGTTTGTCAGGATCATAAGCTTCTGCACCAGAGTTAGTAGCAGTACCAACTTGGATCTGTGTTCCACCTGGTTCTACAAAGTTAGTCTTAGTTACAGGTGATGGCTTACGTGCAGCCTTAGTGATCGCACGGAAGATACGCCTATCATAATTTTCTGCTAATGCATAACCGATCTTACGTGAAATCTCACCCCTTAAATCGTAATGGGCAAGTGTCTCATCTAATTCATATACAAATGCACTAGAGATTAATAGATCGTCGCATTGGATTAACTTCTCAGCTACTGGTGGAGCGTTGTCACTGTTACCGAGAATGGACTGGCCTGGCGTATGGAATTCGCTAGTAGTCCGTCCTGTATAGATGAACTGCAATGATTTGCCGTTCTTCAATGTTCTTCTAGTAACTAGATCCCTTGCAATTGTATTGCGTTGGAATCCTGTGAACATCTCTCCACTAAATAGCTTGAGGAATAGAGCCCGTCGTTCGGCGGTAGTAAAGGTTCCACCTGCACGGGTCGCATTATCAGCACCTGGCGCAGTAAGCGAGGTGAGTAATGAACTATTTTGATGTGCCATTTAATTGGATAAAGTTTATATTGACTTTCTTACGTACGTAAAATTTAATTGATTTGTTTTGTGGTCTATCCCACCGTCTAGACGGCTAATAGGTATCCTCCTTGGAGGGCTAAAAGCCAATTAGATAGAGATCCGACTCTGAGGTGTCTCTACCCTTGCACAATAAGGGGCAGCTTTGCGATGGTAGTTAGTGTGCAATACTTCTACCATTATAAGAAAGGCCAGTAGTCCG